AGGCCGTGAAGGCGGGCTTTGCCGACAGCGTTATGGAGCGGGAAGCCCAGATGCCGGTCTATGCGAGCGCCGACTCGCCAAAGGACAAGGCGAGCCTTGATAAGTTTCTCGCGACGAAGGGAGTGTCGCGTTCCGAGCGGCGCGACCTTTACCGCGCGATGGGGATGAGCACGCCTCGCGCTGCTGATCCTGACCCTGCCACGCCTCGCGCTGGCGATGAACCGGAGGCGATGTCTCGCCTCCTCCAGGCCATGACGGTCTAAACCCCCACATAGGAAAAGCACCCATGTTCATGCAGAACACCGTGCGGACGGCTGGTCCGCGCGCTCGGGGTCTCATCGCCGTGCGCGCCGAGGCTCCGCCTACCATCGACGCGCTCGCGCGCGGTTTCGAGGCGTTCAAGGAGACGCACACCCGCCAGCTTGAGGAAATCAAGAAGGGCGTGGCCGATGTCGTCACCGCCGAGCAACTGGAGAAGATCAACGCCGCCCTGACTGAACTTCAAACGGCGGTGGACGATCAGGCCAAGATTCAGGCCGCTGCCAAACTGGGCAACGGTGGCGTGATCGGCGACATCCAGGCCGACCCCGAATATACCGCCGCGTTCAAGGCGCATATGCGCAAGGGCGAAAAGGCTCCTGCCGACATCGAAGCGGCGATGAGCCGGGGCACCGATGCCGATGGGGGCTATCTCGCGCCGATCGAGTGGGATCGCACCATCGGCGAGAAGCTGAAGCTCATCAGCCCGATGCGCGCCGAGAGCCGTATCATCACGATCAGCGTCGCGGGCTTCAAGAAGTATTTCGGTGACCGCAACGTCGGCTCGGGCTGGGTCGGTGAGACCGCCAGCCGCCCGGCGACCACGACGCCGCAGATCGGCGTCCTCGATTTCACCCCCGGCGAGCTCTATGCGAACCCGGCCATCACCCAGCAGTTGCTGGACGATGCCGCCGTGGACCTCGAAAAGTGGCTGGGCAGCGAAGTCGACACCGAATTTGCCCGTCAGGAAGGCATCGGCTTCACCTCGGGCGACGGCGTGAACAAGCCTTACGGCGTTCTCACCTATGTCGAGGGTGCTGCCAACGCCGCGCGCCATCCCTATGGCGCGATCAAGGTGAAGAACAGCGGCGCGGCGGCGGCGCTGACCGGGGACGGCATTCTCGACCTCATGTATGACCTGCCGTCGCAGTACGCTGCGAACGCCAAGTTCCACATGAACCGCCTGTCGATGGGCGCGGCTCGCAAGCTGAAGGATGGGCAGGGCAACTATCTGTGGCAGCCGTCCTACGCCTCAGGCCAGCCGCAGACCCTGGCGGGCGCGCCGATCGTGGAGCATCCCGATTTCCCGCTGGTCGCGGCGGGCAACATCGCGGCGCTCTACGGCGACATGGAGGCGACCTATCTCGTCGTTGATCGTGTCGGCATCCGCGTCCTTCGCGATCCCTTCACCAACAAGCCGTTCGTGCACTTCTACACCACGAAGCGCGTCGGCGGCGGCGTGCACGATCCGCAGCCGATGCGGGCGCTCAAGGTCGCCGCAAACTCGTAACTTCCGCCGGGCCGGTCATGAACCGGCCCGGTTCTTCGAAGTCGTGGTGCGCCGCGATTTCGATGAACCAAGGAGAGCCCCATGGACACGAACAGCCAGAACAACGTCGCACCCGCGACCGAAATCGACACCTCGGGCGCGCCCCAGCAGATCGTCCCCGATGTCGATATGGAGCACCCCGCCGTCGACAATGACCCGCGCGCAGGGACCACGACCGAACAGAACCGCATCGACTTCAACGACCCGACGATTTCGGGTTCGGATCAGGTCGCCATCAACCTGGGCATGAAGACCGAGGAAGAGGCTGCCAAAGAGGCGAAGCGCGCCGCGAAGAAGGGCTGACGCCCTCCCAGCCCCTCCAGCGAGCGAGGTGAATTATGGACATCGTCTCGCTGGAGGATGCCCGGCGGCAGTTGCGGCTGGGCTCCGACACCTCGCGCGATGAGGAATTGCGCGGGTGGATCGCGGACGCGACCGGGTTTATCGAGGATTACACCGGCCACACCCTGTCGCTCCGCAATGTGACGCAGACCTTCACCGGCTTCGACACCATGGCTTTGCGGGCTTGGCCCGTTGCCGCGTCGGCCGTGCCGGTCGTCACCTATGCCGACCAGGCGGGACAGGCTGTCGCGGTTCCGGCGGCGCGCATCGATGTGTCACGACGCCCGGCGCGCGTCGTGCCGTGGATCGGGTCGCGCTGGCCGTCGGTAGCGTCGGGAACGACCGTCACCGTCACCGTGGAAGCCGGATATGCCAGCGCCGACGACGTGCCGCGCAATTTCCGTCGTGCCGCGCTGCTGCTGATCGGTGCATATGACGCGGACCGCGAAGGCGGCGAGATCATGGCCGAGGCGGAGAAGCGTGCGCGCAGCCTCTGTTCGAACAAGCGGGCCCGGTCGCTATGAGCGTGGGCAAGGGGCTATCCAGCCGCCTCCGCGAAACGGTGCGAATTATGGTGCCCGATCAGGAGCCCAACGGCCAGGGCGGGCGCAGGCCCGCCGCCGGAACCGAAGGGTGGAAGGTGCTCGACACCGTGGCGGCCGAGATCATCGCCCTTCGCGGCAGCGAGGCGATGCGGAACAGCGTCGAGCGCGCCGTCCAGATGTGGAAGGTCACCATTCGCGACCGTCCAGACATTCGGATGTTCTATCGCCTCGTCTGGACGAAAACCGGGACCGTCATGGACATCACGTCCGCCGCCCCGGACCCGGAAACGCCCGGCGCGCTGGTGATGACCGGCGAAAGCGGCATTGTCGGGAGGAACAGGCGATGAGCAAGCTCAAGGGGGCTCGTGCCACCCGCTCGCTGTTGCGTCGCCTCCCTGACGCATCGCAAACCGAGATTATCGGCGCGTTCGAGCGGGGTGGACCACGCTTGCGGGCGGCGATCCAAGCACGCGCCAAGCGAAAGACCGGGACACTGGCGGCGGGGATCAAGTACCGCATTTACCCCAAGACGCTGCGGATGCAGGTCGGCCTTCTCGGCACCAAGCGGGGCCGCGCCAAACTGTTTTACGGCTTCGTGCTGGACAAGGGTCGGAAAGCCCAGGTGGTTACCGTGCAGCGGCGGCGCGTCGGCTCGGGCAAAGTGTTGTCGCGCGGGCGCAAGCGGGCGCAGGACATCGTTTCGACCTATCGCCTGCGCGTAAAGGCGCTGGCCGCCGACCGTTTCGTGACCGGACGCTATCCTGACCTTCGCCGCGTGATCGGCGACGAGGTCCGCACGCTCTTCGATCGCGCATTGCGCAAAGTGGCAGGGGGCGCGCGTGATTGATGCGAAATCGGCGGTCAAACAGGCCGTCTATGCCGAATTGTCCCCGGCATTCCCTGAGGATGAGGCAGGCGTTTTCGAAGACGTACCGGAGGATGAGGACTTCCCGCTCATCATCCTGGGCGACATCGAAAGCGTGCCGTTCGGACGCCATGACGACCCGGACCGGCGGGTAACCCTCACCCTCATTACCCTGACCGAAGGTGATGAAAGCGCACCCTGTATCGCCTTGCAGGCCAAGGCCGAAGGGCTGCTGGCCGACAAGTCTTTTGAGATTGAGGGTTGGGTGCTGCACGTCTCGCTGGGCAGCAGCGACGCCGCGCTGACCGAAGATGGCACCGGATACCTCGGCACCTCGATCATCAACGTCCTCGCCTTTCGCGACGACTGATCCTTTCCACCACCTCCGCCCCGCCTCGCCAGCGGGACTTTTTCAAGGAGAAGCACGATGGCGAAGAAGCTTGGCAACGATTACCTGCTGTGGGTCGAAAGCTCCACCGCAGGCACCTTCAACCTCGTGAAGGGTCAGCAGACCCTTTCCATCTCGCGCGATGCGGGCTCGATCGACACCTCGACCAAGGACGACGCAGGTTACGGCACGTCGGCCCCCGGCCTGAAGTCGCTGAAAATCTCGCTCGACATGATCCCGAACCTTCCCGACGCCAGCGGCTACACCCGTCTGGAATCGCTCTGCAACGTGGCCCCGGCGGTCCCGTTCAACATCCAGATTCGCAAGGGTGGCGCTTCGGGCGCGGCGGGCGACGTGGTGTTTGCCGGGCTGGTTTACGGCAACCTCGACAGCACCGAGTTCGGCCAGAACGACGCCGTCAAGGCGAAGGGCGCATTTTCGGCCGCCGCCGCGCCGACCACCGACATCCTCGGTTGATAGGAGCTACCCATGGAAATCACGATTGGCGGTAAGGCTTACCGCACCCGCAAAC